TAGAAGGCACCCAATCTGTTACACCCTGGCCGGCTTCCGTGTGGGTTGAGGCACTACCATTCACCACGGTGAATGTGCCCGTACCGATGGCGGTGATGTAGCCTATGACGTTGTTCCCAGTGTGCGCCATACCAGTGACAATCACACGTTGGCCGACAGCCGGTGCGAGGCCACTCGTTTGGGTGTAAGCGTATACGCCGTTGCCACCAGAAGCGGTTACGCCAGTGATTGCCAGGTCGCCCCATCCGGTGTATGCGGTGCCACTCACCGAAGTGAAGCTGTTACTGGAAGCAACGTTAATTGTGAACCACGCATTGTTGCTGGCGTCGGAACCAACTCCGACGCCCGTGATGATACCACCCGCGGGCAGCGAAACTTGGTGGAGGAATACCTGTTGATTCTTTATCGGTGCCAGGCCACTCGTGAGCGTGTAGTAGATGCGCCACTGGCCGTTCAAACTGTCAATGCCGGTAATGTTCGCAACCGTGGCAGACCCGAAGGAAACTGTGCCGGTAGTTTCATCCAACGTGTACTTCGCCGTGGCACCGCCAACGTAACCCGGCAAGGCTGTCTGGAGGGTTGTGCTGACTTTGATTGCGACAGTGTCTAGCAACGCGTTGCCAAGGTAATCTAGCACCAGGGACGTGACCGGCTTGGCGATAAACTTTTGATAGTTCAGGTTCCCGGTTGGGTAGTTCTTGACCAGCAGGAAGTTACCCGTAAGCCCGTCACCCACACCGATGGCCTGCTGCGTCGCACCATTGGTGAAATCTTTGTGGTCCTTCAACCGGAAGGCATTAGCTTTCCCGCCGACGTTCAGGAAGAAGGCCGTCAGGGCGTCAATGTATTGCTGTGTGGTCGCCAACGTTGGGGCAGCCGCGCCGCCCGGCACGGGTGTTTCCAACGAGACTGTCCACTGGCCACGAGCAGTCTGCCAGTTCTGGTTCCGCTGTTCAAAGCCCGAGAAGCCAGAGTTCACCGTCGTATTGAAGGCAGGTCCACCCATCGCCTTATACGAGATTGTTTTCGGGAACTGAATTTCTACGAACACGTTACCTCCGCCCGTTTGCTTGGCTGACCGACTGCGTCAGGGATTGCGAAACCTGCGTCTTGTTCTTCTTGAACGAATCAAAGTCTTGTACGCCGTGGAAGTGGAAATGGTTCACGTTGCCACCACTAGACATTTTCATGGACGGCACAATCGTGCCCGACGTCTTCGGTACGAAGAACTCGGGATGGTTCTCGCCCACTACATAAGCCTTCCCCGGTGTGACGTCGCCGCCGTCGGCTAGTCCAGGGATAAAGCCGAGAATGCCACTGAGAATTGAACCAAACAACCCACCACCACCACCACCCGGTATGATGCTGCTGGCTGCGCCGGCAATAGGACCAGCACCACCGCCACCAGACATCCCAGGGAACTCACTGGTGTTCTTGACGACGACGTTGAACGGTGCGCCATTGGAACCGTCCGGCTTGTTCATGTCCGGCAGTAGTCCGCCCAAACCCGTATTGTCCAGGATGCTGCCCGCGGCCTTGGAGGTCAAAGACTTGATGCCAGTTGTGAGGCTGCTCTGTTCAAACCCCTGGAGGATTTGTTTGAACCCACCCTTGCCGGTGACGACGAATTTCGAGATAGCACCTTCCAGCGAATTGAAGGCGTTGAGGCCGTCCTGCTCGAAACTGCCCCAGAAGTTTTGGCCTTCCTGAACCAACTCATTCAACCCCGCCGCGGCCTTCTGGCTGAAGTCACCCACCTTCATGGCAGCGTCGTCCCACTGCTTGTTAATTTTGTTCTGCGCATCGAAGATAGCCGCGTCAATGGCAAGGGTATCGTCACCCTTCTGCTTTATCAGGTCGCGGGCTTTGGTGAGCTTGTCAATTTCGTCTTCGTACGACTTATTCAAATCGTATTGAGCCGCCGTTGTACGAACGGTTGCCTGAAACTGTAGGTCCAAACTCTGTAGAGTATTGTCGTGGACGGCCTTGACCGTCTTGTCGTCAGCTGCCGGGTTGGCAATCTTGAATTTCGCCGCCGCAGCCTGTGCAGCCGCTTCGCGTTGGGCAGCTGCACTGTCCAGAGCCGCCGCACCAATAATGTCGTATGCCGCGGCCTCAGCCTTCAATGCGTTGGTCTGCTCGGCAATCTGTTTCGCCAGTTCCAGGGACAGCCCTTGCTTCACGAGTGCCTGGTGCAATTCAAATTGAGCGTTGGCGGTCGCAAGGGCTTCGGCCAGAGGCTTGAGGGCAGCTTCAGTCACGCCTTGCTGTCGGGACAGGAGTGCATACTGTTCCGTGAGTTCAGCAATCTTGTTGATGTCCGGTTCCAGCTTCGCGGCCACCTGTGCGTCAACGATGGCCTGCCCACCCTTACGGTAAGCATCGGCTGTGTCGCCAAGGACTTGATTCTGTTCTTCCAGCTTATCGGTTTCCTGCGACAGCCCTTGGTTCGTCTTCGTGGCGAGGTCGGCAGTGGCGGCTTCCTGCGCCCAAGCAACGATTGCCAGGCGGTTCTTATCAATCATCGCCGTGAGCTTGGCACGTTCCGCACCAGTGGCCTTAGAGGCTTCAGCGTCTAGCTTCTGGATTTCAACCGCGGCCTGCGCGGCGGCTTTGGCAAGGTTGGTGGCAGCAACGCTCTGTCCGGAAGCAGCAGCTTCCGTGAGCTTGGCGTTTGCTAGTGCCTGGTAGTGGTCAATCTGGCTCTGGATGTTTTGAGCAAGTTTGTCCGGACCACTTTGAGAAGTGTCGGAGGTTCCCGTCGGGGCCGGTGTGCGCTTCGGTGTAGGTGAACCGTCGGCAAACACCTTCTGCAAGAACCCGGAGTAATCCGTCCAGTCTTTCTTGCTGTCGGTCAAGAACGTGTTCAAGCTGGCCTTCGCGTCGTCAAGCCCACCAGAGAAGGACTTCTTGAAAGCGTCCATGTCCCAATGCGCGATTGCAGCGGCCGCATTGTAAATCGTTTCCGCCAGGACTATCAACTCGGTAGCAAGCAACACCACCACGTCGTAAACCTGTTTGATAACGGTCCAGGTGAGGTCGGCAAACGATAGGAAGTATTGGGTGACGGTAACAATCTCCGGACCATATTCCTTAATCAAAGCCAGCAGGCTCTTCAACCCTTCAATCATTTGTGAGCTGACTGCCTTGAATGCTGGCAGGAGTTCCGAAAGCAATTGGTTCCCGACGCCGGTGCCCGCGGTACCGATGGCAGTGAGGTCGCGCTCAAACTCTTCCGCAGCCTTTGCGGTGTCGGTGGACATTGCTTGGCCGAGGTCAACGGCCTTCTGTTTCAGCTCGTCCAAACCTTCGCCGGCTTCCATAATCAGCGGCGTGAGTTCCACACCACCACGGCCGAAGATGGCCTTGGTCAAAGCAATACGCTCGCCGGCATTCTGTAGGTTGGCGAGCTTGGCGATTACTTCGTCAAACAGGGCACTTGAATCCTTGAGGTGTCCGGCAGCGTCCGTGACAGTGATACCAAGGCGGGTGTAAGCGTTCGTCGCGCCAGCCGGCGCAATTTCGGCGGCATAGGCAGACTTGTTCATCAACTCCAAAGACTTGGCCAACGTCTCCGTGCTAACGCCGGTTTCTTTGGCAGCAAATCCCAGGACCGACAGGGTTTCGACACTCACGCCGGTCTTCAAAGACATTTGATACAGTTGCGCCGCGGACTCCGCGGACTTAATTGTCAGGGCGTCTACGGCGCCGACAACCGCCCCAATAGCAGCAACGCTGGCAGCTGCACCAACTCCGAGGGCGCCCATAGCACCACCCAAAGAGCCAATCCCGCCAGCAAGGCCCGACAGTTGTGAAGACAAACTCTCAAAAATTCCTCCGACAGCTTCACCGAGTTCACCGAACTGGCCAAGAACACCACGCAGAGACGAACCCATCTGGTCAAAAGCATCGGCGATGTCCTTCGCGCCTTGCTTGGCTTTATAGGTTGCCTTGTCCATCCCCTCGACGAACGCGGCGGTGTTGATGCCGAGTTCGACGAGGAGCGTGCCGATGTTATTGGCCATGCCTACCTGCCCTTCCGGTTGTATATCTTCTTGCTGAACATGCCCTTGATGTACTTCGCTTGGTCCTCAGGGGACATGGTTGACAAGTCGAAATCCTTCTTCTTGACGCCTGGTACGAAGTCCAACGGTGACATTGGTTTCTCCGGACGTCCCATTGAAAAGTTCACGACCGCGGCCGCGATGATTCCGGTCCGGTAGTACTCCAACCTGTCAGCCGCCTGCTTACGTTGTAGCAGCAAGTCAAACAGGTGTGGAGTAAAGCTCCCGAACTCGTTATCAGAAAGTCGCAGGTCAAACCTGGCAATGGCCCACAACTTCTCTAGCGTAACTACGCTATCGGGGTCGGGGTCGTCGGTGGAGGGTTTCCGCTACCCTCACTCCCGGCATCAGCCTTTGCTTCGGCTGCTTGAATCTTCTCACGCGCATCCTTGGACAGGCAAAGCAAGAATGCTTCCTTGACTGCCGTCCCAATGTCCGCGGAGTTCGAGAGGTCAACGATTGAGCCCAAGAATTCAAGCCCTTCGTCACCACTGTACTCGGGGTTGTTCAGTTGGAGAGCTGCCCACAAAGCCACGACGAGGTTCGTGGCGTTGAGCTGGCGGAACAAATCACCGCGCAGCATATTCAACCCGGTCTTGCCTTCAATCAGCGCGAACGCGTTGAAGTCAAACGCCAGGCGGACCGATAGTGTGCGGACGCCGCCATCCGCATCAAACGTCAAAGTCAACGGGGTGCTCGGAACCAAACGCTTCGCAAACTTCTTCACTGGTGCCATATATCCATCCTTCTGCGGGTCTTGGACCCGCATATAGGCGGGCGAATGTTATGGGTAAGACGGCCCGTTGCCAGGCCGTCCCTCCATAGCAAGTCGTGGCTTAGAAGCCGGAGACTTGGCCAGTGATTTTCAGTTTGCCCGAGATGGTGGCTTCCTTGTCCAAAGGCAGATTGTGTTCAAGGCTGGAAACATACGCCTTGAAGGTAATCACGCCGAGGGCGTTGGGGAGCGTCACCTGCCAGCTGATGAGCGTGCCGGCATTGAAGAACCCGAGCAACGCAGCTTGCGATGCGTCAGTGGGAATATAATTCCCGGTGAAGCTGACTTCGCCGCTGTCCGCCAGGGTGGTCAACCACTCGCGGAAGTTGCCGGACTCGTAGTTCGTCACGTCGGCGAGGTCGTACTTCGCGCCCGTGAAATTGATTTCCTTGATTTCCGCCAAAGGCAAGAAACCAATCGAGGGATTGCTCTCGTAAGAGATGACAGTTCCTCGGGGTGAAAAAGCCTGCGAACCATTGTAACTCATGGCTGTGTCTCCTCTGTTTCAAATTGTGCTCACCCGATAATTCATCGGGCGTTGTGCTACATTGTGCTCACCACCGCGGCGGCGGGTGGCGTTGTGCTGCCAGCCTATTCCTTAGGGCTCAACGTACATGAACATGAAGTCAACGTGCGTGGCAAATAACGTGCCTTCCGCTCGGGACTCACTGTCGTCGGCCTCAAACTCTTGCATCACGTTCTGCACTACGGTCCCTTCATTCAGGGTGCCGGTGTAGTCGGCGAAGAAATCCTTGATGGCATTTGCCAGCATCCAAGCATTGCGCTGTGTGCTGCCGTAGCAACTGAATCGCCACCGTGAAGTCGTAAACTTGTTCGCGCCCTGGTACGTGATGTTCGGCACGCCGCTCATACGCTGATACGTCACGTATGGCAAAATCGGTTGACCAATTCCCAGCACCGGATATACGCCGGTGGTGTTGTCACTCCGCGAGGG